CTATCCTGAAGATGCAAAATATTGTTGGATTAGATATTATATTTGATGGCGATGAGGCAGGACAGACAGCTGCCGAAGACATCAAAGGAATGGGAGAAGCACTTGGAATGTTAGTACGAAACATAGATTTAGGAAATAGCATTGACCCCGGTAGCTTAGGACAACAACAAGTAAACAAATTAAGAGAGAGATTATATGGCTAAGGGAGTAAATTTTTTTACAGAAGAACAGCTTTACTTTTTAAAGGAAACACTTGATCGTGAATTAACACACACAGAAGCTGCTGAATTATTCGAAGAAACCTACCCAGAAACTAGTATAGACAAGGGTTACATAACAAACAAGCGAATAATAATATCACGATCAATAGGGGATTTCCTAGACTTTGTAAAAAGTCAGTTCGGTACTAGAAGTTATAACAAATGGACAGAGAAGGAGGTGGACTACCTAATAAAGAACTGTATTTCAGCTCCCCCTAAAAGCAATAACTATAAAGATATAGCACTTAAGTTACAAGAAATCAGTAAAATTAGTAGAACATACAAAAGTGTCGCTATAAAACTATCAAGACTTAGAGCTATAGAAGGAGTGGGTAGAGCAGGACAGATTACTCTTGATTCTTATAAAATTCATCCAGACTTACAACTCAAACCTGACCAGTCCTTTGATAAAGGGGGCTACTACAAGTATGACCTTGTGTGCGCGAAAGGACATGAAATAAAAAAAGAACCCTGTAATTGGGCGGTGGGATGTGGAGTGTGTTCGGGGAGTTTTGTAGGTGGAATACCAAAAGACGACCACAGACCCGCACTAGTATATTTAATATACATAGAAGAAATAGATAAAGTAAAACCAGGATATACTAGAGGAACAGGAACAGAGGCTATAGTAACAAGATTTAATAGGTGGCCCATTCCTTATGATTATGAAATTATAGCTTATGATCAAAGTACCGTAACAGAAGCTGCGGAGCACGAGCAGTGGTTACTAAATAATACAATAGAGTACACAACTTTTGAACACGCACAAGAATTTGCGGGGTATACAGAATTTAGGAATAAAGAAGTTTTGAACCAACTTTTACCAGAGTATGAAACAGTACTTGACAGAGCGTTTAAAATTTGATATAATATATAGAAATAGGAAAAACAACAACATGACAAAAATAGCACTAATTGAATCGAAGCCTAGTAGAACTGACTTCGTAAGATACTTCGATAGCAACTTCGAGTTCGATAGATTCGCACTTTGTTCGGATAGTACAAAAAAGAAAATTTTAAAAGCTGATGTTGACATAGAGATCAACACAGATGAGTACGACTGGGTTATACTAGTCGGTTCAGAAGCATTAAAGAGCTACACTAAGTGTACCTCTATAACAGAGTATAGTGGGAGATGTGTAGATGATAAATTCCTACCTGTAATAAACCCAGCTATGCTAACCTTCAAACCCGAGGCGAAGCCTGCATGGGAAGAAAGCAAAGCTAATATTATAAAATTTATTAGTGGAGAATTAAAAGTATTACAGATAGACACAGAAAAGGTATATGGTATCACAGAAAGCAAAGTACTACATCAGTTCTTAATCAATGCTAGAGACCATGAGAACAAGTTTGTCGCTGTTGATACAGAGACTACAGGACTATACCCTCGTGATGGTCACATTATGGGAATAAGTATGTCCTATGAGAGAGACCATGGCGTATACATCTCAACGGAGTGTATAGACGAAACAGCAGAAGCATTATTTAAACAAGTATTTGCTAAGAAGAAAGTAGTATTCCATAATGCAAAGTTTGATATAGCTATGTTAGAATATCATTTTAACTTTACTTTTCCAGACTTTGAAGATACAATGCTATTACATTATTGTTTAGATGAGGTGCCTGGAGGGCATGGATTAAAGCAGTTGGCTATGCAGTTAACAGAGTATGGCGACTACGAAAAACCAATGTATGATTGGATGGATGAGTATAGAAAAAATAACAGGATTCTCAAGGCAGATTTTCAATGGGACTCAATACCTTTTGATGTAATGAAGAATTATGCTGCCATGGATGCAGTAGTTACACTATTAATATTTGCTAGATTATATCCAGCAGTTAAGAAAAATGCTAAGCTATTCAGTGTGTACGAAAACATACTTATACCTGGCTGTAGATTCCTAACAGATGTACAAGACACAGGCGTGCCTTTTGACAAGGACAGACTTGGCAAGGCTACTATACTTATGCAAAAAGATATTGACGAAGCAGTAGCTAAGTTATATGAATTTAAAGAAGTTAAAGCCTTTGAAGACATCAAAAAGAAAGAGTTTAATCCTAATAGCACAGTTCAATTACGAGAGTTATTATTTGACTTTGTTGGGTTGAAACCTACAGGTAAGAAAACGGGCACAGGTGCTAACTCTACAGATGCAGAAGTATTAAAAGAATTAGGCGAGAAGAGTGAGATACCTAAACATATTCTTTCTATAAGACAAAAGTCAAAGATAAAGAATACATATTTAGATAAAATACTACCCCAGCTTGATAAAGATAATAGATTACGCACAGGATTCAACTTGCATGGAACTACCTCTGGAAGATTATCTTCTAGTGGAAAAATGAATATGCAACAGATACCTAGAGACAACCCTATTGTCAAAGGATGTATCAAAGCCGCACCGGGCAACAAAATAGTCGCAATGGATTTAACAACTGCAGAAGTATATGTTGCTGCTGTACTTGCTAAGGACAATAACTTAATGAATGTATTTAAGTCTGGTGGTAATTTTCATAGTAGTATTGCTAAGTTAGTTTTCGGACTACCTGGCGCTGTGGAGAATATAGCAGATGAGTATAAAACTGAAAGACAGGCTGCTAAAGCTGTTACTTTTGGTATTATGTATGGTGCTGGAGCAAGGAAAATATCTGAGCAAGTATCACTAGACTCAGGAACTTACTTTAGCGTAACTCAGGCACAGGAAGTTATTGATGACTACTTTAAACAGTTTCATCAACTACGCAAGTGGATTGATACATCATCTAAGTACATTAGAGATAATGGTTTTATATACTCTTACTTCGGTAGGAAAAGACGCTTACCTAATGTAATGTCAGATAATAAAGGTGTCGCTAGTCATGAAGTTCGGTCAGGTCTTAACTTTTTAGTTCAGTCTGTAGCTTCAGATATTAATCTATTAGGAGCTATTGATGCTCACGCATGTATTAATAGTTCTCCTTGGGCAGATAAAGCAAACATCTTCGCACTTGTGCATGATTCAATTCTAGCAGAAGTCCGCGAAGAAGCAGTAGAAGCTTACTCCTTAGTTATCGCAGACTGTGTACAAAAAGATAGAGGTCTCAGCATAACAGGATGTCCTGTGGGTTGTGACTTTGAAGTAGGAGATGACTACTCCTTCGGTAAGTTTGAAACAAAATATGCTGAACTATGATAGCATAGTATTTCCTGTATTCACAGTACATACTGATGATGTCGATAGGTCAGATGGTATGTTATGGGTGGAGAACCAAGTACTGGACGATAGAAATATGTCAGGAAAAACACTGGGACTAAGAAGATTACAAAGTCCTATGAGTAGTATGTATCCCTTAAAATATATGGTTAGGGATATACCCTCGTTACTAATGCACAAAGGAAAGCATTATATTGATTCGGAGGGGAAGTTTTTTACAAAAGAAAAAACAACAAGGGTAGCATTAAAGTACCACAAAATTTTAAGAGTGGATAGTAAAGACATAGTAAGTGTACTATGGGTTAAAGACTGTCCTTTCCCTTTTACTCTAGATAGACCTCTACCGAGCAATATGACTTGGGCAGGTATTTTATATAGAAAGGGAACACCATGGCTATTGTATAATATAGCTAGTGAGAAAATAAAAGACACTTGGAGAAAGATATGACAACATCTTGGAGAAGAACATATAATAGCAAACAATGGCAAGACAACAGCGATGGATGGGTTAAAGCAATTCACAAATCCAATAAAAGAAAGAACGAATTAAAATTAAACGAGTGCCACCATAAAATAGAAGAATGGTGTGCAGTATGCAGTTATGACTGCGAAACAGGAGAAAAATATGATTTTGTACACTGAAAAACAATTACTAGTGGCCTATGCAAGTCATGTATGGGATATTGCCCAGACTAACGAAGTAAATCCTACTATACATCTAGATGTTCCCACAGTAGAGGACTTCAGATTAATATATGAAGAAACATGGGCAGAACGCTATGGAGACATGGAAAAATGAAAAGTGCTATAAACACGCCATACTTTTTTTGGGAAGCAGCGCTTTCTGAGGGGATATGTGACCTTATAATAGACGAAGGCATGAAGCTAGCAGCGCATGAAGCCTCTATAGACCAAGGAGGGAAAAAGGACGATAACATGAGAAAAGGATTGATTTCTTTCTTTCCCGAAAATATCTGGATAGAGAGACTACTTGTAGATTATGTTGGAGCTGCTAATAAAGGAGCTGAATGGAATTATGTTGTAGATGGAAAAGAACGACTACAGTTTGCAAACTACCATGAAGGAGCTTTCTATGATTGGCATAGAGATTGTAATATCAACTCTGACCTATATAGGAAACTATCCGTAACCGTACAGCTTTCCAGCCCCGAAGAATATGAAGGTGGAGAATTAAAGTTTAAAGACTATTGGGGAACCACAGAATTAGTTAGTCCTAAAACTATGTTTACGAAAGGTACAGTAATTGTATTTCCTTCTACAATACTTCACACAGTTACTCCAATAACTAAAGGGATAAGATGCTCTCTAGTTCAATGGTTTAACGGACCTGATTTCGTATGAAAGCAGTACTCAGTAACAGAATATACTTGGAGGTGCTTCCGCACACCCAAAAGAAAATTGATACTGAGTTGACCTATGCTATACCTTCGTTTAAGTACGGAGACCCTCCCTTCATTATAAAAAACATGGCAATGATTAAGCAAGGGCTAATCTCTATACCAGTAGGTAGACAAGATTTAATACCAGAGGACCATGAAATAAAAGACAAAAGAACCTTGAAACCTGTAGAGTTTCCCCCGTTCAAGTTTGAGTTACGACCTAGCCAACAAGCCGTTTATGATGAGCTTGAAGACAGTAGTATAATCAACGCTTGGGTAAGCTGGGGTAAGACATTTACAGCTCTGGCAATAGCTAGTAAGCTTGGTCAGAAAACATTAGTAGTTACCCACACTTTAGCTTTAAGAAAGCAGTGGGAAAATGAATGTAAAAAGGTCTTTGGTTTTGAGCCTGGGATTATAGGTAGTGGAAAATTTGATATAGATGCTCCCATAGTAATCGGAAATGTACAGAGTTTATACCGAAAGGTTGACCAAGTTAGAGCAGAATTCGGAACTATCATACTAGATGAAATGCATCATGTTAGTAGTCCGACTTTTGCTAGAATAATAGACAAATCTTGTGCTAGATATAAGATTGGACTATCAGGTACAATACAAAGAAAGGATGGCAAGCATGTCGTGTTCAGAGATTACTTTGGAGATAACATCTTCCAACCCCCGAAAGAAAACTATATTACACCTAAAATAGATATACTAAAACTTCCGATAAGGTTCATGGATGGAAACTCTATCCCTTGGGCTAATAGAGTGAATGAGCTGGCTTACAACCCAGAGTATCAACATTCTGTGGCTATGACGGCAGCATCATATGCAGCAAAAGGTCATAAGGTATTAGTAGTGTCTGATCGAGTAGACTTCCTAAAAAGCTGTTACAGGCTGACAGGGGATAATGCAGTTTGTGTGACTGGAGATGTACCACACGAAGAAAGAGCAGACATAATGAAACAAGTATTTGAGGACAAGGACATACTGTATGGGACTCAGAGTATTTTCTCTGAGGGCATATCTTTAGATATTCTTAGTTGCTTAATACTTGGAACTCCAGTAAATAACGAACCCCTACTTACACAGTTGATTGGAAGAGTAATAAGAAATTACCCTGACAAAATTCAACCTACCATAGTAGATATACACCTAATAGGGAAGACAGCAAGTAGACAAGCTACGGCAAGAACTGGCTACTACATAAAGCAGGGATATGAAATCTCAACCTTATAAAGACCTTAGAAAAATAATACTTGACAAGAGTATAAAAATTTGATATAATATAATGATAAAATATGATATGAATAAGATTATGGCTGTGACGAAGGGCGATCCCGCATCGATTATGACCATAGTCCATATTTTAACCCATAAACCTATGCCATCTAGTTATAAGGATAGAACTTATAAATACTACGGCAAAAGTTTCTATGGGGACAGTTTTTTGGTTAACCCCAAACAACTGTTAGTCGAAAGACGCAACTACAGTAACTTGGAAGCATCTGTTTATCTAAACATAGCTTCCTACCGCAACTACCACCATTATAACGCAACTGGTGACACGGCTTTACAGCTGATTCACTTGCCTATAATGGAGGAAATAATTAACGACAACAGACTTCTTCAGATAAAAGATGGTAGAATACATTTCAAGTTTGAAGATAACGCAAAATGGAGAAAATAAAAAATGGCTATAAAATTTAATGAAGTCAAGGGCGAAGCCCAAAAAAATAAAATTAATCAGTACACATACAAAGAAGGTGATAACAACATCCGTCTTGTAGGTGACATACTGCCAAGATATGTATACTGGATCAAAGGCGAGAACGCTAAGAATATTCCTATGGAATGTTTAGCTTTCGACAGAGAGACAGAAACATTTAATAACTTGGAAAAAGATCATGTAAGGGATTTCTTCCCAGATCTTAAATGTGGTTGGGCATACGCACTTCAGTGTATAGATCCGACAGATGGAGCTGTTAAAGTAGTAAATCTAAAGAAAAAACTCTGGGAGCAAATAATGGTTGCTTCAGAAGATTTAGGTGACCCTACCAACACAACAACAGGTTGGGATATATTCTTTCAAAGAGTTAAAACTGGACCAATGGCATTTAATGTCGAGTACAGACTACAAGCTCTCAAGTGTAAACCTAGACCATTAACAGACGACGAGAACGCAGCTATTGCTGAACTCAAGTCAATGGATGATGTTCTACCTCGCCCAACAGCAGACGCTCAACTAGAGCTTCTACAACGAGTTACTACCCCTTCTGGAACCGATATACCTGATGAAGCAACTAGCGAATTTAGCATAACTTAAGGAGACACTATGTATTCAGTAGGAGATAGATTCCCCAGTTTTTCAATGCAGTCCGTAGAATCTGACAATCGTATTAATACGCTTGAATTATTACTAGGTGAGTGGACAGTAATGTACTTTTACCCAAAAGACTTTACTTTCATTTGCCCTACAGAAATCGCAGCAATGGATGCTCTACATAATGATGCTGATGTAATCGGCATTAGTGGAGACAACGAATACTGCAAACTTGCATGGAAAGAACAGAATGACGCCATTAGAAATATCAAGCATATTCTAGCGGCAGACTCTGGACTAACCCTCGGTCGTGAACTAGGAATAGTAAACGAAGACGAAGGTGTCCACTACAGAGCAACATATATTATCGACCCCGATAACATAATCCAACATGTATCAGTAAATGCATTAGATACAGGAAGAAATGCAGATGAAACACTACGAACACTACTAGCCTTAAAATCTGGTGGACTCACTGGCTGCTCATGGCAGACAGGGGATGACTTCGTAGGATGATTCTATTTACGGCAGACTGGCATTTAAAGCTAGGACAAAAGAATGTGCCACTTCCCTGGGCGTGTGCAAGATTCGAGATGTTTTTCGAGAAGATTTATTCTCTAGAAGAACAGGTAGATATGCACATTATCGGTGGAGACTTATTTGACAGAGTTCCTTCAATGGACGAGCTAACTCTATACTTTGACTTTGTCAGAGGAGTTACTATCCCAACATATATTTATGATGGGAACCATGAAGCTACTAAGAAAAATAAGACCTTCTTTTCAAATCTAAAGAGAGCAACTCTAGATGTTAACCCACTCGTCCTAATAATTGACGAGACCACAGAGTTTAACTTCGGAACTATACTTCCTTACGCAGACCTTCATAAGAAGGGCTCGATAGAGAAGTGTAACCCCAAGAAACCTTTGTACACTCATATTAGAGGTGAAATACCCCCTCATGTAACACCTGAAGTTGACCTCTCCCGATTCGACGCATTCCCTGTAGTTTATGCAGGGGATTTACATAGTCACTCAAACACGCAACTAAATATTGTTTACCCTGGCTCACCAATGACTACTTCTTTTCATAGGAACATAGTCGAGACAGGTTACCTACTCATTAAGGACGACGGCAAATATGGAGATTGGGAGTGGAGGAAGTTCGACCTTCCCCAACTGTTACGACAAACTGTAACAGACCCCAACGATATGATTGCAACCGAATACCATCATACTATCTACGAGATTGAAGGAGATGTGGCAGACCTTGCTACAGTTAAGAACTCCGAACTTCTCGATAAGAAAGTAATAAAACGAAGTAGTAAATCTACATTGGATCTCAAGGAGATGACAATGGAACAAGAGTTAGTGGAGTATCTGAGTGCTATACTTAATTTAACAGACGACAAAATACAGAACATAATGGGAGTGTTTAATGATTACGCTAAAAACTCTACGATGGGATAACTGTTTTAGTTATGGTAAAGGGAATACTCTTGATCTTAACGACAGTAATCTTACACAACTTGTAGGTACTAATGGTATGGGGAAATCCTCCATCCCACTTATCATCGAGGAAGTTCTATTTAACAAGAACAGCAAAGGTATAAAGAAACAAGAAATTCAAAACCGTTTTATTAATGACGGATATTGGATTAACCTTACCTTCGATGTAGACGAAATTGAGTATGAAATTGACGTAACTCGCAAAGCCTCTATAAAGTGTAAACTTTATAAAGCTGGAGAAGATATATCAAGCCATACAGCAACGAATACTTACAACACAGTACAAAATCTACTTGGGTTAGATTTCAAAACATTTACCCAACTCGTGTATCAAAACACGAACACATCTTTACAGTTTCTAACTGCGACAGATACAAACAGAAAAAAGTTTCTAATTGATCTATTAAAGCTAGAAGAATATGTAGAGTTCTTTGAGATTTTCAAAGAAGCATCCAGAGAGAGAACTTTGGAAATTCACGGGCTTAACAGCAAATGTGATACCATAGTAAAATGGTTGACAGAAAATAAATTGGAGAGTATCAATATACTCCCGATATTAAATCTGCCAAAAATATCAGAAAAGGATGAACAAGATCTCCGTACTTTACAGAACGATTTTGAAAGAATCTCTGAAATTAATAAAAAAATTATAAATAATAATTTCAATAAAGAGGCACTACTAGAATTAGAAAGTAGTGAGCACCGCTTATTTGGTGGAGAGGAAGTATCCTTGACCGCCATGCTGCAGCAACAAGGAACATATAGTTCCCAGTTGGCTGAAGCTTCGGCGTATTTGGATAAGATTGTCGGTGGAAAGTGCCCAACTTGTGGCAACGAGATGGACGATGAAAAATTTGAAGAACTAA